GTCAAGGCTGCGGAATCTTCTACAAGGAATCGCCGCCCTCTTGGTGTTGGTATTATTAACCTTGCATACTTTCTTGCGAAGAGAGGACTTAAGTATAATGAAGAGGCCTTGGCAGAGGTGGATCGATTTACTGAAGCTTGGAGTTATTATCTAATTAAAGCTTCTGCAGATCTTGCGGTTGAAAAAGGTTCTATTCCATTAAATATGGAAACAAAATATGGTCATGGGATTCTACCAATTGATACCTTCAAAAAAGAAGTGAATGAGTTAGTAGAATACCAAGAACGTATGGATTGGGATGGATTGCGTAAACAACTAAAAGAAACTGGTATTCGTAATTCTACACTAATGGCTCTTATGCCAGCAGAAACATCTGCACAAATTTCTAATAGCACTAATGGTATTGAACCACCTCGTGCATTGGTATCATATAAGCAATCTAAAGACGGTGTAATGGCTCAAGTTGTTCCAGGCTATCACCACTTAAAAAATAAGTATGATTTGCTATGGGATCAAAAGTCTCCTGATGGTTACCTAAAGATTTGTGCCGTATTACAAAAGTATATTGACCAAGGGATTTCTGTGAATAGTTCTTATAATCCAGAGTTCTTTGAAGATGGTAAAGTACCAATGTCAAGGCTAATTACAGATATGATTACTTTCTACAAATATGGTGGAAAGCAAATGTACTATAATAATACCTTTGATGGAGCAGGAGAGTGGAATGACGATCCTGCAATTAAAGATCTACCAACAGAAATGGTAGACGATGAAGACTGTGAAGCATGCAAAATTTAAGAGGAAAAAATGGCATCTGTATTTAAGCAAAAGGAAAAATCTCACCTGGCATCAACAATGTTTTACGATGAAGGTGTTGATATTGCTCGTTATGACCAAGTAAAGTATCCAGAGCTAGATAAAATTACTGATAAGCAATTAGGATTCTTTTGGCGTCCTGAAGAAATTGACGTATCAAAAGATAAAGCTGATTTTCGTGCTTTAACTGAGCATGAGCAACATATCTTTACATCGAACTTAAAACGACAAATTCTACTGGATTCCGTTCAAGGACGGGGTCCAACCGAAACACTAATGCCAGTTGCATCTTTACCTGAGCTTGAACCTTTGGTTATGGCATGGACATTTATGGAAACAATCCATTCACGTTCTTATACTCATATTATTCGTAATGTATATGCAAACCCATCAAAAGTATTTGATGAAATGCTTGATATTCAAGAGATCGTAGATTGTGCGGCTGATATTTCTAAATATTATGATGATTGCATTCAAGCAAATTCTTGGTATAACTTAATGGGTGAAGGTAAACATAAAGTAACCTATGGTAAAACTGGTATGACCGAAACCATTGATGTTAATTTATATGATTTAAAGAAAAAGCTATGGCTTGCACTTAACTCAATTAATATCTTAGAAGGTGTTCGTTTCTATGTATCATTTGCGTGCTCGTGGGCGTTTGCAGAACTCAAAAAAATGGAAGGTAATGCAAAAATTATTAAATTCATTGCTCGTGACGAAAATACGCACTTGGCTGCATCGTCATATATGATTAAAATGCTTCCAAAAGATGATTCAGACTTCTTAAAAATTAAAGAAGACTGCGAGCAAGAAGTAATTCAAATGTTTGTAGACGCTGTAGATCAAGAAAAAGTTTGGGCTGATTATCTTTTTAAAGATGGTTCAATGATTGGTTTGAATGCTAAACTGTTATATGATTATATTGAGTGGATTGCTAATAAGCGAATGAAAGCAATCGGTGTTCCATCTCCATACTCAGTTCCACAGGCTAACCCATTACCTTGGACTGAAAAATGGATTGGTGGCGGTAATGTTCAAGTTGCTCCTCAAGAGACCGAAATTAGTTCATATGTTATTGGCGGTGTAAAGCAAGATGTGGATGAAAATACTTTCAAAGGTTTAAGTTTGTAAGTATGATATATACAATAATTTAAGTCAACACGAGGGTATCATATGAAAATTTCCTGTCCGAGCTGCGATATTGAATATAGTGTAAAATCCGTAGATGCTGAAGACGAAGGTATCGAAGAAAAGTACTGTCCATTTTGTGGATTTGAATCTACAAGAGAATTAAATTTTGAAGAAGATCAGGCAGACTTATTTGATACTAAAAAGGAGAACTGGGATGACGATGAATGGCATCCCGGCGATATGTTTAACTGACTTATAAATAAACCATATAAAAATATTATGGTTTAATTATGGATCAATGGACATACAACGAAAAATCATTTGAATCAGAAGACATCGGTAATTATGTTGGATTTGTTTATCTAATTACCGATGTTTCAAATGGAAAAAAATATGTAGGCAAAAAGAATTTTTGGTCAACACGTAGGTTACCTCCACTAAAAGGTAAAACTAGAAAGCGGACAGTCAAAAAAGAATCTGATTGGAAAGATTATTTTGGCTCGAGCGAGCAAGTAAAGCTGCTTGTAGAATCACATGGCCGTGATAACTTTAAGCGTGAAATATTGTATTTGTGCAATACTAAAGGTGAGATGTCTTACCTTGAAGCAAAAGAACAATTTGATAGGAATGTTCTTTTTAGTGATGAATACTATAACGAGTTTATTGGCTGTAAGATTCACGCTAAACACGTGAAAGGAATTCAAAATGTCTGATAATATAATACAGTTTCCAAAAACAAAATCTGCAAAATTGACAAAACAGCAGCAAATTGAAGCTATGTTACTTGCAAGAAATCATTATGACGATACTGCTCATAATGCTATTCGAGCAATGATTGATTCTTTAATTGCAAGTGGTTATCATCCATTTAAAGATAAAGTTATGATGCAAGATATTAGTGTGCTGCTTAATTTAGTGGTTGCTATGCTATATCGTGTGGATGGAGAATTACATTTTCTTCATGAGCCTATGGACGAAATTCACGAAGTAATTAAGTATATTAAAGAACTAAAACAGAACGATGAATTAAACCTGTTTACAGATGATGATTAATATGATATAATATTATTAATTATGAAAAGGTGAAATATGATTATTATTGACTATAACGCAATTGCTATTGCAAACATTATTACCCAAAAACTAGACGTACAAGAAGATATGATTCGTCATATGATTCTTAACTCTATTCGGATGTACAATAAGAAGTTTCGTAAAGAATATGGTCAAATGGTTATTGCCACTGATTCTTCTAATTGGCGTCGAGATGTATTTCCACAATATAAATTTAAGCGCCGCGATGGACGTGAGGAATCACCTCTTGATTGGTCAGAAATCTTTCGTATTATCAATTTAGTATTTGAAGAGATTGGTGATAATCTACCATATAAAACTGTTAAAATCGATGGTTGTGAAGCTGACGATATTATTGGTACTCTTGTAGAACGTACACAAGAGTTTGGACAGCATGACGATGTTATGATTGTTTCTGCAGATAAAGATTTTATTCAATTGCAGAAATATAATAATGTTCGCCAATTTTCACCTATGACTAAAAAGTTTATTCAAGATCCAAACCCAAGACGATATTTGTTTGAACAAATCTTAAAAGGAGACTCAAGTGATGGAGTACCTAATATCCTTAGCGGTGATAACACTTTTGTGGATGGGCTACGACAATCGCCTATGACTAAAAAGAAGATAGAACACTATCTTGAAAACGCTGAAAACCTCCAATCAGTAATGGAATCTGAAGTTTACAGAAATTACTGTAGAAATAAAACTTTGATTGATCTTTCTGAAACACCTCAAGAGCTAAAAAATGCTATTATAAATAGATTCGATAACCAAAAAATAGCGCATAGGTCTAAGGTACTCAACTATCTAATTAAAAAGCGCTGTAAATTACTAATTGAAAGTGTAGAGGAATTTACCTAATGAAACTTATGATTCATGAGATTCTTGAACAAGCGGCAGAAGCTAGTACAAAGGAAGAAAAAATAAAAATCCTTCAAGAAAATAACCACCTTGCTTTACGTGATATTCTTCGAGGTGGTATGGATGATTCTATTGAGTTTATTCTTCCTGAAGGCAATCCACCTCATGGAGACCCAGCCTCATTTGGATATTCAAAAACTTCTTTGTATAATAAAACAAAACAATTTAAGTATTTTGTAAAAGGTGGTCCTGGTGAAAACATGCCTGCCCCAAAGCGAGAAAAACTTTTTATCAATATTTTAGAATCAGTTCATCCAAAAGAAGGCGAACTTGTTTTATTGATGAAAGATAAGAGATTAATTAAAAGTAATAATTCAGCTCACTATTCTGGTATTACGAAAAAACTTGTGCAAGAAGCATTTCCAAGCCTTATTAGAGAGTAATAAAGATATAAATAAACGTATGAGTAAATATTTTTATGTCTCATGCAAACAGGACTCACGGCCTTTTTAGGTCATGGGTCCTTTTTTCTTTGTAAAAACAATAAAGGAGGTTCTACTATTCTTACCCGAAATTCCAAGCGTGTTAATTATACAGAGGAATGCAATATGTACGGTTCACAACTTGAAAGACTCAAAAGAGATTGTAGAGAAATGGAATACTTCATAAAAAGACAAGAAAAAAGGGGTAACGATAAGAAGGCTTATACGCTTCAAAAGAAGCATGATTATATGAAATCTAGAATAGAGGAGCTGGAGGAAATTTTAGCAGCATAAAATGGTTTACACCCTCATTTAATTGTGATATAATAGTATTATAAGAATGAGGGTGTATCCATGAATTTGTTTATATTAGACACAGATCCAATCAAAGCAGCGCAACTTCAATGTGATAAGCATGTTGTGAAAATGATTGTTGAATCTGGGCAAATGCTATCAACAGTGCATCGTATGCTTGATGGCACTGAAACTAAACGTCCATCTAAATCTGGGAAAACAATGGTAAAATATTGGGAACACCCAGAAGAAGATATGGAAAATGTTTTATATAAAGCGGTGCATATAAATCATCCATGTACTATTTGGAGTAGAGAATCTATTGCCAATTATATCTGGCATTATAACCACTTTGAAGCTCTATGTGATGAATACAAATACCGTTATAATAAAGAACATGCAACAGATACTCTACTAAGAAAAGTACTTATGAGACCACCAATAAATATTTCTGAAGAAGGTCAAACACCATTTAAATTGGCTATGAAATCAAACCCTGAATGTATGTTTGACGATCCAGTAAAATCTTATCAAGCATTTTACAAAACTAAAAAAGATCGATTTAAAATGGTATGGACTAAAAGAGATGTACCCGAATGGTTTACATCAGATGAAAAAAGTGTTATAATAGAAAAACAAGAACGTTATCATGAATATATAAAACGTATGTATCGTGAAGCTGAGGAAAAAGATGCCAACATATAATTTTCGTAATATTGAAACAGGTGAAGAAACAGAAGTAATAATGCGGATTGCAGAATTAGATAACTATAAAGCAAATCATCCAGAATTACAGCAAATCTTAAAAGCTCCTCCAAAAATAGTATCAGGCATTGGTGGCGTTCTATCTAAAACCGATAATGGTTGGAATGATACTCTAAAGCGGATCAAAGCTGGTGCTGGTCGTAATAATACAATTCACACAAAGAATTAATGAATGAACAGATCTTTAAAAATACGTTTAGAAGCACTTAAAACTCTTTCACCAATTACAGACAACCAGAAAAAAGTATTTGAAGCCTATAAAGAAGGTTCAAATCTTTGTTTGGCTGGTTCTGCTGGAACTGGTAAAACTTTTTTATCTATGTACTTAGGTCTAGAAGATGTTCTAGACAAGGAGACTCCATATGATAAGTTGGTTATCATCCGCTCTATCGTTCCTACGCGCGATATTGGATTTTTACCAGGAACTGAAGAGGAAAAGAAAGATGCCTACACTGCCCCGTATCGAGGAATTATTTCAGAACTAGTTTCTGATCCTGAAGGTTGGACTAAATTAATTCAACAGGGTGCAATAGAATTTCTTACCACTTCATTTATTCGTGGTACCACAATTTCAAATGCTATTATTTTAGTAGATGAAATGCAAAACTTAACTTTTCACGAATTAGATTCTGTAATCACTCGTGTTGGAGAAAATTGCCGATTTATTATGTCGGGTGACTATTACCAAACAGATTTTGATAAAGAAAAAGATAAGAATGGTATTTTACAGTTTTTAGAAATTATTGGTCGAATGAAATATTTCGAAACAGTAGAATTCTCTTGGCAAGACATTGTACGTTCCGGTCTTGTTAGAGATTACATTATGACTAAGGAACACATGGGTATTAAATAAAAATGGAAAAGGACAATGGCAAAGTTCACTCGATTTGATTCTAGAAATAAGAAGAAGGGTAAACATAAATCATATTCTCGAGAAGAGAAAGATTTTCGTATTAAACACGTTGACACTAAAAGGCGTATTAAAATTGGCATTCAAGATGTGAAAGACTATGAGCAATATACTGACTCCAGCGAAAAAATTTAAACATATAGGAGTAGATTTAGGTTATGATGACATTAATGCTGAAACTACAGATACCGGACGAAAGTATAAGTGTCCCAACGGGATTTCTTATCCTTCAGTTACCACAGTACTTTCTATCTTAAGCGAAGATGCTATTCGTGCTTGGCGTAAGAGAGTAGGAGAAGAGGAAGCAAATAAGATTTCTCATCGTGCTGCTACTCGTGGCACCGCAGTCCATTCTATTATTGAAGACTATATTAACAATAAAGAAGATTATAGTGAAGGTTATATGCCAAATGTAATCGAAAACTTTAAAGATGTAAAAGGTATATTAGATGAACGAATTGGAAAGGTGTACGCCCAAGAAGTCCCTTTGTACTCAGAACACTTGGAGCTGGCTGGTAGAGTCGACTGTGTGGCTGAGTTTGATGGCGTGTTATCTATTGTCGATTTTAAAACTTCTCGGAAGTTGAAAAAGAAAGAATGGATTGAAGGTTACTTTATTCAAGAATCTGCATATGCAATTATGTGGGAAGAAAGAACAGGAATACCAATTGTAAACTTAGTCACTATTATTTCCGTAGATGGAGAAGAGGCTCAAGTTTTTAAAGAACATAGAGATAATTGGGCACCCAAACTATTGGAAACTATTAATGAGTACAAGACGAGAAAAATGTTTGGCCACTAGAGCCCATCAACAGATTAGTATTTGTTGCGAAACACTTTGTGATAAAGAGGTAGTAGAAGAATATATTCAAGAGCTTGAAGAAAAAGTATTAGAGTTACAAGAAAAATTAGATAAATTAACTGAGGATACTCAATGAATGAAGAACTTTTTGAAATGATTGCTGGCAGTGATAAAAAGAAAAACTATTTTCACCATAGACCAGTAGCCAATGTTCATGAGTTTTACCTATCGGGTGAAATTAAAAGAGCCGAAGAATATATTGATTGGTTCGACATTATTCGTAATGCGGGAAAGAATGATGTTATCAATATCCACATTAACTCATATGGTGGTGATCTATTCACTGCTATTCAAATGATTCGTGTACTTGGAGAATGTGAAGGTACAGTGATTACTTCTGTAGAGGGAGCATGTATGTCTGCCGCTACAATGATTTTCTTATGTGCTGACGGATTCGAAGTATCGGGACACTCAATGTTTATGTTCCACAACTATTCAGGTGGAACCATTGGTAAAGGTGGAGAAATGTATGATAACATTATACACGAACGCAAATGGTCTGAAAAACTTCTTCGAGATATTTACGCTGACTTCTTAACAGAAGATGAAGTAGAATCTATTCTGAACAATAAAGATATTTGGATGGATGGAGAAGAAGTAATCAAACGGCTTGAATCTAAAAAAGAAAAAGTCAACGAAGAAAAAGAAAAGCCTAAGCCGACTCGTGGTCGGAAGAAAGCTTCTTAAGGTAATATTCACAAATGCGCCGGTTACGTGTTAATACGAGTAACCGGCCATCTTCTGTGTATAATGCCCATTTACCTATTTTCAACTCAACTATTTTCAATGTACAAACAAGCCATATTTTCACGTTCGTTTGATACCATTACACTAGCTTTACTTAACTCATTTGAGCATTCTTTTTCAGTTTGATAGGTATCAACGTGATAGTATTTAATTCCATTGACCCCTAATTGCATCCATAGTAATATCCACATTTTACCACTTTCCCTGACTAACTCCAATAAAATAGAATATAACAAATAATATTGCGCCTGATACTAAAGCTGCAATGATTCCAACGGCCCATTCTATTATAGCTTGTTTTCTTTCTTCGGCTGCATAGATAGCTTCTTTACGTTCTTTACGCATCTTTGCTTCTATAGCAACAATTTGGTCCCAAGCAGATGGACCATAATATAAGCTAATATAACTACGTAGCTCTTCACGCATTTCTTTTGCTTTTTGTTTTTGACCCCAGACTTCCAAAGCATTTTGTTCTATTTCGCTAGCACCAAAAACTTTCTTAAAAAACGGAGGATCTTGAGCTTGCTTATGCGCAAAGTCTAAGTCAGAAAGAGATGTAGCCCATTGATTGAGAGTTGAACCCATCTCAGAAATTTCTTTCCCGGTTGCAATGGCACTTTTGATACCATTATACGCGGCGGTGGCCATTCCTATGGCACTTACTGGATCTATCATGATACACCTTTCCCATAAAATTCGCCAAAAAATTATAAAAAATGCATCAAATCACAACAATATTTATAAGTTATTGATTCTATTACGAAAGAAAATGTACTAAAAATGCACAAAACTGTGTACATTTCCAGAAAACAATGGTATAATTATACTATAATCAATGAGGAGAAACGATTATGCAATATACAGTTGAACTTTTTAAGAAAGATGGTCGCACCAAAGCTGGTGAAAAGCTAGTTGAGAAACTTGATATGAAAGAAGGTATTTCAAAAGAAACAATTTCTGATCGTATTTCTAAAAAATTCCCTGAAACAAAAGGCTATCGTTTCGAGATTTTTGAAACTTATGTAACGAAGAAGAACTTGCTGAATGGACAAGAATTTCAGGAGCGTTATGATACTCCTTACTATTGTTCACCAAGTTCTGAAACTTACTGGTCTATGTGAAAAGGAGAATTATAATATGTATGTAGATCCTAATAAAACGATTTTAACTGATGCAGATGGAGTACTCCTGGATTGGGTGTACTCCTTCCGTGGTTGGATGGCTCGTCATGGATACGAGATTGTAGATCCATTTGAATATCGTATGGATAAAGCTTATGGTTTAAGTCCTGAAGAAGGTAAACGCCTTTGCCGGATGTTCAATGAATCTGCTACTATTCGTAAGGTTTCACCATTGCGTGATGCTGTAAAATACGTTAAGAAACTTCATGAAGAGCATGGTTATGTTTTTCGTGTTATTAGTTCATTAAGCAATGATGAATATGCTCATCGTCTTCGTACTAAAAACTTAATTGAGTTATTTGGTCCAAGTGCTTTTGAATCATATGTTTACTTAGATACTGGTGCTGATAAAGATGAAGCATTAGAACCTTATCGTGATAGCGGTTGCTATTGGATTGAGGATAAGATGGAAAATGCTGATCTTGGCAGTAAGTTAGGATTAGAATCCATTTTGGTTAAACATCCATTTAATGCAACTTATGTCGGTCCTGCTCATCGCGTTATGAATTGGAAAGAAATTTATGATATAATTGTAGGTAATTAGAAGTATAAATAGAATTAAATTATTTTGATAAAGGACTATAGTTATGAGTAAACTTGAAAATACTTTAAGATCAAACATGCTAGGTGCAGCATATAATCATGCAAGAGCGCACGTAGAAAAACACCGAGTAAATGTTGAAGTATACTTGCAAAATCCAGTTGGTGTAGGTGAACATTCTGATGTAATGGATGCAATTGAAAAAGAGCTAGAGGAGATGGCAAAATATGAAGACCATATGGACATTCTTGATAGGTACTTCAAAGATTAGAGATAAAAGCGCACATAGAATTTATACTACAAAGTATGAAGATTTGTGTATGTAGGAGAAGATATGGACGACATATTTGATTTTGGCTTTACAGCTGTTGATGAGGCAGAGCTTGAAGCAGTACAACAAGCTACGGCCTCAGCATCACAAACCGCACAAACCGCTGAAGAATTACAAGCAAAGATTGATAAACTATATAATTCAATCGTACCATTACTTACTAATTTGAAAAAGAATCCTGAAAAGGAATATATTTTATGGCCAAATAGATTGGCAAAAGTTGAAGAATTTGAAACTTACTTACAAAAAATTTATCAGGAATGATTTATGTCTAAAGAATGGCACGGCGGTAAAGGTGATAAACCTAGGAAAACAGCTGATCAAAAGAAATATGCTGAAAACTGGGAAAAAATTTTTGGTAATAAAAAGAAAAAAAAAAAAAAGATACTAAAACATAACTAGGAGAACTAGATGGCGGAATATACACATTTCGCCACGATAGCACAAATTGCTTATTTAGATAATGCAAAGAAACAATTTAAAAATTTAGGTTATAATGAATCCCACTTGATTGATATTGATGGAGCACAAGCGCATATCGCGGCAAATCAAGATAGAATAGTAATTGCCTTTAGAGGTACTGAACCAACTGAATGGAATGACATTAAAGCAGACTTAAGAGCATTTCACGACAATGGATTCCATAAAGGGTTTTTACACGAATTTCAAAAGTTAGAAGCTGCCATTCAAGATCGTCTTGAAAAATTAGCAAAAAAGCATGAAGCTCCAAGAGATTTGTATATAACAGGGCATTCATTAGGTGGAGCAATGGCAACCGTTGCTGCATTTTGGTATCCAGAAGCTGAAGCTGTATATACGTTTGGTGCACCTAGAGCATGCAGTTGGAGTAAGTCAAAAGAATTTCCATGCCAACATATTAGAGTTGTAAATAATAATGATGTAGTACCAAAGGTTCCTTTTTGGTGGATTGGCTTTAAACATACTGGCACATTACATTATATGAACTTCTATGGAAATGTTCGTAGAATGACTAAATGGCAAAGATTTAAAGATGGCTGGAGAGGCCGTTGGAGAGCACTAAAGAAAAGAGTTCCATTTGATGGGTTTTACGATCACTCAATGAACGAATATTGCCGATTCTTAAAGGATGATGGCTAATGGAACTAATTAATAATTTATTATCAGATACTTTATGGATATATACTAGTATCATAGGAGCTTTGCTAGGTGCTGCTTTTCTATTCTGGTTTAAAGATACAAGAATGGCAACATGGGCGGTACGTAAGTTCGATGGATTTTTAGAATACTTAGCAATTCGTTGGGGATGGACATGGTTCCAAAATGACCCTAATGCTTGGAGAGTAAAATATCCCAAAATTACAGCAAAGATTGACGAAATTGAAGCCCGTTTGAAAGAACTAGAAAAATGAATATGAAATTTGGAATTGGCGTTGTTATAGCTATTGTATTACAAGTCTCTGCATTTGTATGGTGGACAGCTCAGCAAGCACAAATCATCCAACAATTAAATGAACAGGTTACAGAATTAACTAGTCGTATGGCAGTAGAAGAATCTGTAAATATGATGCGTGATCTTGAAGACATTAAAAAAGAATTAGATGAGCATGAAGAGTGGATTGATGATCTATATTATACTCAAGATTTACTTGTAGAGTTTGCGACATTTACAGAAAATCGTTGGGCTGATACTTATGGAACAGATAATTCATACGAAAGAAAATTTGGTATGAAAGAACCAGCTAAGGAGTAATAATATGAAGTGGCTAACAGCTAGATCAAAGGAAAGAACGACTCTTGATGGAATCGTATTAGTTGCAACTGGTGTTGCAATGATTTTAGTACCTGTAGACCTAATTGCTTATGCAGCAATTTTCTATGGTGCATGGACAATCTGGAAAGCAGAATAAAGGATATTATAAATGAGTTTTGATTTTGATTTCACTAAAGAACATCTAGCAGAAATTATTTCTGATGATGCAGATAATTGGTATGATGCTCTATGTGAGATTATGCCTAAGTATGGTATTACAACTGAACGTCGAGTAGCTCACTTCTTAAGCCAATGTGCTCATGAATCAGCAGGATTTAAGCGTTTAGAAGAAAACCTAAACTATTCTGCAAAGGCTCTGCGCGCAGTCTTTGGTCGTTATTTTGGTGAACCACCCAAGCGTGATGCGGACGAATATCATCGTCAGCCAGAAATGATTGCCAACTATGTTTATATGGATGAATTCCGTAAGTATAAAATGGGTAACACCGAAGAAGGTGATGGATGGAGATTCCGTGGGCGTGGACTAAAGCAACTTACTGGTCGTGATAATTATACAAAGTTTGGTGCTTCTATTGATATGTCTGCCGAAGAAGCAGCAGAATACGTTGCTACTCCAGCTGGTGCAGTAGAATCTGCCTGCTGGTTCTGGGATACAAATAATCTAAATGACATTGCAGATGGCGATGACGTTAAGCGTATGACTAAAAAGATTAATGGTGGTACTATTGGTCTTGAAGATCGTCAAAAACGTTATGTACATGCAATGAAAGTTTTAGGTATGGATGCAGAAGATCTTGCTGCAGACGAAGATGATGTTGATGAAATCATTGACGATATTGGTGTGCTACGTAAAGGCTCACGTGGCGAAGGAGTTAAAATTATGCAAGAAGCGCTGGGGATTGGTGCTGATGGAGTATTTGGTCCTGGCACAGAACGAGCA